TAACCATAAAAACCTTGTCCAAGACCAGCAGAAGCTGGATTAGCTACAAGGACTTTACAGGTTTTATCACGGTTAATAACATCTTCAGCAGTTTGAGCATCTTTAACTCTATAATCAGGATGAATAGCTTTATGATAACCAACGTGATTAATCCCTTCTTCTACAAGTCTTTGACTAATAGCACGAAGGTCTTCAATGAAAGTTGCCCAAATTATAACTTTACTGTTAGAATTATTCTCCCAATCTTCTCGTAGTATTCTAATAACAGCTTCTATCTTAGGATTACGTTCTGAGATTTGAAATATTTCACCTCTTGTTACTGTCTCCATCTCTAAATCAATTGCGTCGTCTGTTTTTATATGTCCAGAACAAATTTGAGCGAGACGAATTAGTTTTGTGAGAATATGGTCTACTGTAACTTGTTTTCCTTCTGCCGCAGCTACGGCTATCATATCATCAATCTCAATAACTAATTTTGTAGCCATTTTCTTATACATATTTGCTTGAACAGGATCCATATTCACTTCATATAAATCATAAACCTTTTCTGGCAATTTTAATCCTGTGTCTTTTCTTTGAATAAGAAATGCTAATCTTGCAAGTCTTTCTTGAATAAGTGGAATATTTTTGAAACCAGCTAATTTTCGAACACCAGAACCATCATCAGCATTTTTCCACTTTCCGTGAAAAGCTCTAAAATTTTCAAATGTAGAAAAACCAGATAAACCTTTTCCTAACCATTCAAATTGAGCCCACAAATCGAAAATTACGTTTGTAATTGGAGTCCCAGTAAGAACCATTTTAGCTCTTGCTCGAACGTCATCAATTTTAATAGCATTTTTATAGCGATTAGTTCTGGGGTTTTTAATCTTATGGGATTCATCTATAACTACAAGATCCCATTCAATTTGTTTCAAAGCATCCCAAATAGAATGTATAGAGTCAAGAGATAAAATACACGCTGACCAAGCACAATCATCTTCAGAACGAATACCATCTATCAAAGATCTTATTTTAGTAATATTACTTCCGCGAAGAATGGAAGTCTTACCAGGAATAGTAGCAAATCTTTTGAACTCTCGTTCCCAATTTATTCTTACTTGCTGAGGAACTAAGATTAAAGCACGATACATTCCTTTATCTGCTCCGATAAGTTTACCAGCTCTTTTCCTTGCTCCCTCTAAACAGATTCTATTGATAACAATTGGAGTTTTACCTGTTCTTTGCTCCATAAATAAAGCATAAGAGCTTTGATTCAAACTGGAAAGTAAAGCTGTCTTTTGATATTCTGTAAGCGGAAGCTCCGGATGATCAATAAAATCATCTGGCATTTTAGGAGCCTTTTTATATAAGCTCCACTCTGCGGCAAGAACCGTATTTTTACTTTGAGTTAAAAATCTCTTTAGCAAAAATGTATAAAGAAGAACAGCTTCTTCAGATTTGAAGATTAATTTATGATGAGGCCAAACGTGATGGATTACCAGAGCAGTAAAATCAGTTCCTGCTAATTTCCATTTCCCAAAACCTTTTTGTACCCGTTCTGGAACCCGACGAATCCAGAGCATAGAAGCGTGATGACTGGGATAATGAAAATAAGCTTCGTCCTTATAATACGCTCCCTCTGGCGTTGTAACATAAACCACTTCATCACTTGGAAGCATATTTGCAGGACATTTTTTAAGGCAAACAGCTTCTACAATAAAATGATTCCCTTCTTTATCTACATCTATCTCAAGAAAATCTGTATCTTGAAATGGAACCTCTTTAAGCGTTGTAGCTGTTGCTCGAGATAAGGGTTCAAGGATTGGAAATGCGGGAATCTTATTTTCCATTTTTCTCCGTTTTCTGTTTTTATTACTTTTCTAATACATATAACTATATAAAGTATAACACACAGCCAAAATAACGCAAGCTCTAAATTAAAATTTTTCTAAAAAATTCACTATAGAAATTTCTATAGTATAAGCTCTCTGGGACTGAATTATCTACCCCTTCTCTACAAGTCCCTTATCCGCTCTGTGTTGAATATCTACCTACCATAGTACCTGCTGAGGCTTAAAGTCGCTACATCCTTAAACTGGGAGGCCGTTTTCCGGCCATTTTACGGTTATCCCACTTTTTCTTAGCTATCCAGATTTTTAAGCTAACTTGTAGAATTATTCTTAAAAAAATTTGCTTTTCATCTAACATATATTATACTTTATATAAGTTAAGTTGAAAATCAATAATAGGTGAATTAAAATGAAAACTGAAAATCAAAAACCAATTAAACTAATTGAATGGGTCTGCAATAAAACTGGTATTGATTACGAAATCGCAATCCTAACACTTCTGGTCTATCTATCATTTCTATAATTTCATTCCTCCGCCCTTAACTGATTTAATCCACCGGAGTGCAACGCTCCGGTTTTCTTTTATGTTTCTGTAAGTGTTCCAGATATTGTAGATTGTCCTACAAGACTACCAGTCAATTTTTGTATAGATTTTAGAGACCCAGAAATTGTAGATTGTCCTACAGAAGATCCACGAAGTGGTCTTTCAACTATAAGATCATATACCTGCCAAGAATTATAATCATCACGAACAGTCCAAAGTTTGATTCTCAATTTATGCTGTATCTTTCCAAAATTTGTTACCTCTTCTTCGGCTGGATACGTATATGTTTTTTCTGTTAGACCAGTTATTGTTCTTTTTATAACTCCAGCTTCAGTTAAAAATTGTATAGTATAAGTTGCTCCAGTTTCTGGTCCATAATCTGTATCGTCTGTATGTTTTATTAAATTTCTTATTTGATCTTGATGAGTGCGATCTCGATGATTCCAATCTAAAGTTGGCTGTCCATATAAATATTCTGGAAACCTTTCATCATTTATCTTAAAATTCCCTGGTAGATAAGGACGAATCATTCTACTATCAAAAGAAAGATAAGTAGGAGTAGTATTTTCTTCAGTTGCATCTCCTTCTGCTAATGTTCCTTTTCCTGTTTTTGTTAAGAATTTTACTCGAGGACTATCATCTTTTGTAAAATCTTTATTGATTATAGGAATAGTATAGTCTGTAAAACTTACAAACCAAATTCTATCTCCAGCAGAATGAGCAGAGGGTTTTGTATCTAAAATACCTCTCGCTATTTTAATCTTCTCTGCATCTATAGTATCATCTACTGCTAATATAAGTACAATTTCACTTTCTACATCATCATTAGGATTTTCTATAATAGCATAAGTATTTTCAGAAATTAAATTAAGATCTGAAATATTTTCTAATTCTATCCAATCACTTTCAGAACCTATTATTTCTAAATTATTTTTCAGAATTGCTGTAGAAGTAAAACCACCATACCCTTCATTTTCAAAATCAAAACTTGGGCTGAATTTTACTAACAAATCAAATTCATAAGAATCTGGTGTTGCATCTGGTTTTGCAGCCATTGTAAACATCAAAGCAATATCATTGTCTAAAGTATCTATAATATCTTGTCCAAAGATATGATTACATAAATGCCAAAAAGGAACTTCCATTAAAAATCTATGATCTGTATCTACTGGGTCGTGAACAGGATCTTGCCATTGTGTATCTGGTGGATCTTCATAAATAGTATAAACTGCTCCAAAAACATCTTCACAACATTTAAGCATAATTTCATTCTTAGTTAAACTTCCATAATTAACTTCTAAAACTCTTACAACCATATTCACAATACCAAGATTATTCCACGAAAGTTTGAAAACATCATTAGGTTTTAGATGCGACATTTGACGATTTGCTTTTATTTGTATATTCGCCAACATAGAAGTAGCTAATTGTAATTCTCGGCTAACAACTTTATTTGCAAGCTCTTTATTACAAATAGAATAATAATTGAAAATTCTTTCTATTATTTTCCCTCCTTGTTTTGTTATCATAGCAGTATCAGGAATAGTTATAGATCTATTTTTATCCCAAATTTTATCGTGCCAATTTACAGTTACTTGATCTACAATTTCTCCATATCCTGGTCTACTAAATTCTTCAATCTCGATTATTTGATTTTCATCAAAAGATTCTAAACTCTCAACATTATAATCATCTCTTGTTAATGTTATCTCCCATTTCCCTGTTGATAAATTTTGGTAGAGAGAACCAGCAATAATTTCTAAAATTCTATCAATAAAATCTTCTACAGCAGAACTATTATCCCAAATAATTGAAAGTCCAAAATCTTCCTCTTTTAATTTATCTGCACACATCTTAAAATTAGTATCATTGATATCATCTTCACTAAATCCTAATCCCCATTCTTTATCTATTAAGCATTCTCGTATTATATGAATTGCATTAAGATCATCTCCGTTAAGTTCACCCGGACGAATTATATGCTTATCACCAGTTGTGTACCATTGAGCATCCCCATTAACAAGTTTATTAGTTCGCTTTATAAGAAAACTCCAAGGTTTAAGATAAGCACTTGTTCCTATATAAACTTGTTTTAAGATTACACTAAGAAGACCTCTATATGCAGATATATATTCACCGAGTTTCGTTGTGAGATAACTATTTCGTTCTTGATTAGTTGCTCCATATTGTATATCTATATTTCCTTTTATACCTCCTTCTTGTCCAAGACCAGTTCCTCCAAAAATTACAGAAGCATCTATAGATTTTGTTTCATCATTTATACTTGCATCTACCGCTTCTACATTAGGATCATTAGGTGTTGGCCAAACGCATTTTTCACCAACCCAAATCTGTTTTATACCATCAGCATTTGAATAACCAAGAATAAAATGTATTCCTAAATAATACATATATCCTATAGTTTGTTTTTTTGGTTTACTACTGAACCATCCCACAACTTTTATCCCCGAATTGCATTAGATTTAAGATCACCATACCAAACGACATTTGGTCCTTTTTCTCGTCTTTTACCAAATAAAACTTGTATAGATCGCCCTTCTTCTGCTGTTGGGATTTGAAATTCTTCTATCCCTGCTGGTTTTGGGGCTCTTGACGTTGCTGGTTTTGGTCGTAAGACATAAGCCAATGCGACCATTACAAATAATTTAATTAAAAATGAAAACATCTCATATCCTTATATAGCTACTGAATCTCCAACGAAAGGATTTTTATTAGGAATAAATTCCTGTCCTCCATAATTGATTTTATTATTAAATTTATCTTTACAAGCAGAAGCAGAATGACTACAACCTGCATAAGCATTAAAAGACATTCCTACTTCTAAAGAAAAAATTCTATGAGCTATTCTTATGAAATTACCTTCGTGCCAAATTATCATTCGACTTTGATTATCTGCTTCAAATAATCCACCAGCAAACCATTCATTTGCTTCAGTACCAAAAATTGTAGCTTCAATTTTTGTTCCGTCTATACTTATAATTTTCCCCTCACGATTCCAATTTGTTTTGAACAAAGTACATCTTGTAGAATATATTTGATAACTACAAGATCGTTGAAATTTCCGCATTAAACCAGATCGTTTTAAGCTATTAGTTTTTGGACTGGCTATAATTTCAACAGTTTTTGGTAAAAATTTTACTGCATAAATATAACCTTTCCAATATTCTACAAAATCAAAAGAACCATCTGAAGATTGTTTTCTATGTCCTCTATAAATTACTAACTCTGTAATATGCTCAACCGGAATAGAAATAAAATCAATAGCGAATTTATTTGTTCGATCTAATTCTATCTTTAATAAATTCTTTAGAGAATTAGAAGTTAATTCTATATCTCCTCGACGGATTAAAACAGGCTCATAAATTTTCCCTGCATAAGTAATAGAGATATCACTGCTATTATAAGTCCAGTAAATATTCCCTCTTTTGAAACGATATAACTCTACTGGTTCACCACAAATTAAACTTTGTTCTTTTTCAATATAACCCATTACGGCACTCTTATTAGATTAGATCTACATTCATTTCGATGAGCGAAAGGCCAATTTATTTCGATTCTATCTGAAGCTAATCTACATTTATCTACAAAACAGATTTTACAATCATTCAGATTTACTGTTTTACCTAATGAACTATTGATATCAATTTTTTCTTTTGTTTCATCTATCTCTGTTATTTTTGTAATTTTTCTAATAAGCAAAGTCTTATCAGGAAAATAAAATCCTATATAAGTTCTAAGTTCATTAGCTCCCATATTTATTGCGAGCTTTATATTTTCTATATACAAAAATTTATCTGCAGCACTTATAATATCTTTTTGTACTAAATCATTTCGATAAGTAGGAATAAGAATGGTTCTTTGTCTACCGTTAAACCAATGTAAAAATTGCCTTAACTCCCAAGAAGTCTTTTTTATATCGTTGTAGAATATATGATTTTGAGCTAAAAGATTAAATTCTTTATCACTTCGTACTCTAAAAATACCTGTCTCAAAATCATTGATATCAATTAATCCATCACTTTCTTCTTGATGAATTTCAGTCATATAAGATGGAGTAATTAACACTTCTAAAGTTTGAAAATTATCTCCAACTACAAAATCAGGATCATCATCGTTAATAGTAAAAGCAATTTTTCCATTATTATATGGAGCCCCAACAGTCGCAAGATTAAAGATATCTCCACTAATAGATCCTATAACAGAAAACTTTCCTACTCCAGCTCCTCCTCCTGTTGTACAAGTTAATTCCCAAATTTCTGTAGGTTCTTCATTTGCAGAAATAATACTATTTACATCTCCATTCCCAGTATTTGCAGGATCAGCTTCTGCAAATTCTAAAGTTCTTTCTGAGGTATAACCTGTAATATCAACATTATCAGTAACAGCAAATAAAGTTTCTATCATTGAAGCTGGAGAATTATATTGTCGTTTTATATTTTTAGAAATCATATATGCTGTTCTTATTGGTAAAATATATTGCCCTTTTACATAATTATTTATTATTTTAGCTTTTAGATTTAATTTATCTACATCTACTGAATCTATAACAACAACTTCATATTCCAAAGCAGATTTCCAAATCATTGCGAAACTATCATCTCTAAAATCTGCATATCTTGTATCTATATCAATACTAATAGCTCCTTCAGATAAAATTTCAGAATGAATTGTATATTCAGTCCAAATAGGGATTATCCAAAATCTTTTTTGCCATCTATGTAACATAGCATCAAATTGAGAACTTATTTTATTTGTTCCAAAAATAAATTGTAATTTGAAAAATTGTCTCGGTGTTTGCCTTAACTTAATTCTTTGTTCCTTACCTCCGTGAGCTCTTAATATTGCTGTTTTCCATTCTAACGTTTCTTTAATTTTACTTTCTGGTCTCCAAAATAAAATTGCTGCTCTTAGCCCTGTTATAATAACTGCTATCTCTTCTATTGGATCGGCAAAATCAAAAGTTATTTCTGCTTTATAATCTGGAACACCTTCTTTTGATATTTTAGCTGCATACTTTCGTACTTCTAAACCACGAAAATTATAAGGAGCTGATTGACCTACAAGATTTAAGTTACCTTCAATAGTGATAACTTCTAAAGTCTTTGTAATAAAAAACGCATTCCAAACCCAAAATTCACTTTCTATATTTGTAAGTATAAGTCCAAGATTTATTGGTCTTGGAATTATATGAATTCTATAATAAAAATCATTAAAATACCGTCTTATTATATTACCTGCATATTCAAATTCAAAAAGAGAGAAAGGAAAATTACTCTCATAAATTGTATCGCCTATGAGCGTAGTTTTATATTCACCTCCAATAAAAGGAGCTATGGGTTTATAATTTTGTATAGTGAGAGAACAAGTTAGAGCTGGACTTAACATTTGAGGCAAAGCAGGTAGAATTATTCCACTCAAATCTTTTCGACATCCATATTCTATAAAATAAAAATCAATCCCAGACTGATGACTCCAACTTGCTCCATCATAATAACAATATCTTCCATTCTCGAATCCACCTGTGCTATCATATTGCCATTCAATATAATTAGTTGCATCTGCTCCAGGACAAGACAATACAATACCATAAATTTTAGGAATTCTTTTTTCATTAGGCGGATTAGTCCACCCAAGAATTTCTTGCAACCAGCCAGAAAGATCTAAACAAATAGTTACCCATTCTAATTCTGCTGTATCAATACCAGACGTATCAAAATCTGTTTGAGCTACAAGAGTTCCAGTAGGATACCATTCTTCTCCAGTTCCATCATTCTCTCTAATTTCAATATGAAGATTTCCAGGATTGTTAAATCTTTTTAATCGCAATTCTAATCTATAAATAAGATGTCTGTAATAATTTGGAAGAGTTTGAGCATATTTTTTATTTGCATTATCTAATTTAGCAGTCCAACTACCCTCTAATTCAGTCCAACTTGCGAATATTAAAGATTTCCCAACAAACAAATCCCCGGATATTACAGACTGAGTAGATATACTTCCTACAAGATATTTGTTTGTAATTAAAGTTCCTGCTGCTCCGGATTGAATAGACAAGCTTCCTATTAGTTGTGTATCGTGTCTTGTGAGGTGTGCAGAAATTGTAGATTGTCCTGCAGAAAACCCTGAAAGAAATTCTGATTTTTCAAAAACTGCTAAAAAATAAATACGAGTTTGATCATTTAATTGTGGAGCTTTTTGTATCCACGCATCAGTTCCATTCCATTCAAATAATCTTCCACCAAATCCTGTACCCCCATAAAGTTTGTTATTAAAAACTACTAAAGAATGAATACGAGTTTGATCATTTAATTGTGGAGCTTTTTGTATCCACGTATTAGTTCCATCCCATTCAAATAATCTTCCGCCAAATCCCGTACGACCGTAAAGTTTATTATTAAAAACTACTAAAGAATAAAATAGATATAGACTAACTATGAGTTAAGCTAAT